TGCGCCCATGGAATCAATTCACACTATCAGGGCAAGGGCCAAGGCTCACAAGATCACCATGGCTGCGGTGTGCGAGGCCGCTGGCATCCAGCAGTCCCAAGTCAGCCGGTGGCTGTCTGGAACTGTGGAGCCTTTGTGGACATCAGTCAATCAATTGAACATTGCGCTCAATAAGCTGATCGAGGACAAATCACCAGTCATTGTCGACTGATTCGGCAGCTGGCGCCTTACCGGCCACCACGCCAAAGTCACTGGCGGCACTTGGCTTTGCACCACCAAGCGACTCACCCTTGGCCAGCAGCATGATGTTGTTGAGGCCATACGACACACCCTTGTTGCCAGCCTGGTCATAGGCATAAGCATTCAAGCTCACACGGCCATAGTCGCCAGAGACGATGTCTTGGCTGCCAATGATGTCGTGGCCATGCATGTCCACAGCGCCAGGCTTGGTGGTTGACTTGGTGTTGAAAAAGTAGTGACCCGCATACTCTGGACCAAGTGGTGAGCCATCAGACTTGGTTTCGGTATCGCCATCACGCAAGGGATTGCGCACAGTCTTTGGAATCTTGTCCCCGAACTTGGCGGTCAATGCGGCCTTGGCTGCCGCTTTCAATTGGTTGACAGTCTCGGTGTCGGTCTTTGGGACCAGCACTTGGGTTGAGAACTCTTCTTTGCCATTCATCTCATTCTTGCGAGCTGTCAAAGCTGAGAAATAAGAAAAGCGAACTTTACCGGTTACGACTCGTGTCATGGTTTTTTCCTTTTAAAGGTTTAAGGGTTTACATCGGTTTCTGCGATTAAACAGAAATTGCACTTTAGCACAAATCGGATATGATGCAAACAAATTAAACGAAGGAAACGATCATGCAGTTATTCCCGCATCAGCAAGAGGCCAAGCTCTTCTTGCTCTCTAGGCGCAGGGCCATACTGGCCGACCAGCCCCGTGTTGGTAAGACGCTACCCACAGCAGCTGCTGCACTAGAAAACCTCCCAGCCCTCATCGTCTGCCCAGCCATTGCCAAGACAGTCTGGGAGGCGGCTTTCAACAAGCTCGCGCCCAAGACTTCAGTGCATGTCATCAACGGCAAGCGCGATGCAGGGCAGCCAAACTCAGCCGATGTGACCATCATCAACTACGATGTGCTGCAATATGGCGTAACTCATGTGGACAGATATAACGCCCTAGTTTTGGATGAGTGCCACAGGATCAAGAACCCAAAGGCTGCTAGGACAAAGGCTGCCATGCTGGCCATGAAAAAGATTGGCCATGTCTATGCGCTGTCTGGCACACCCATCCCAAACAGGCCCATCGAGCTGTGGCCAATACTGCACGGCCTTGGCATCTACAGGGGCGGCTGGTACGACTTTGCTGCCCGATACGCAAAGATGTGGGCCGCCCCATGGGGCCTCGACACCAGTGGCGCCAGCAATCTGCCAGAGCTGAAAGAACTCATGCGGCCCCATGTCCTTAGACGCAAAAAAGAAAATATTTTCAAAGACTACAAAGACCCGCAAGTTTCATTGATCACCTTTGACCTGGCCAATGACAAGCGAGAGCAGGCATTTGATGCCGATGCATTGGTGGCCAATCCCAATGCGCTCATGGCCTTTGAAGGCTTGGCCGAGATCATGCGCGAGGCGGGTATGCGCAAGGTGAAGGCTGCTAGTGAATTCATCGATGACCTATTGCAGGCCAATGAGCCGGTGGTGGTCTTTGCGCACCACAAGGATGTTGTGGCCGCCCTGCAAGAGGAGCTGAAAGAACACAAGCCCGTCATTGTGGTGGGAGACACATCACGGGCCAGACGCGATGCGGCCATCGAGGCTTTCCAGTCTGGCAAGACCCAATGCATCATTGGCAACATTGCCGCCATGTCTGAGGGTGTGGACCTTTCAGCTGCCGACACCATTGTCTTTGTCGAATGCACTTGGTCCACATCGGCTCTGGAGCAGGCCAGTAGCAGGGTCGAGAACATCAACAAGTCAGGCATCCCGCCTGTCATCTACATCCTGACCATCAGGGCATCCCTTGACCACAATGTGCTGGCCAAGGTCCTAAAGAAGCTCAATGTCGTCAACCAAATTATTTGAGGCCAGAAATGAAATCAGATATTCAGATCAGGATCGCAGAGAGCGAGCAAGACAAATTGATTGCCGACCAGATAGTCGAGCAGCACCACAGCTATGTGGCCAGCTCAAAGACTGTGGGCCGCTGCCTTAAATACATCATCAAGCACCAGAGCAAAGACATCGGCACATTCTGGATTGGCAGCGGATTCAAGCCAACACCCAAGGCAATACTGAATTACTTTTCCATGTCTCAAAGCCAGTTTGACAAGATTTTTAACGAAGTCGCTGACAACAAAAGATTCTGTATGCGCGAGCAAATCCCCAATGCTGGCACTCAAATACTGAGCAGCATCAGGAAGCGCGCAAAGCTAGATTGGTTTGAGTATTACAACAACGACCTGAGAGCCATCATTACCACCATTGGTGGCAACAAGCCTGGCTCGGTTTATCTGGCCGACAACTGGACCAAGATCGGCGAGACATCAGGGCTGCCAGAAAACAGGGAATCAGTCTCAATGAAATGGAATGACGCCAACGAAATCAATGACCGGTTTGTCAAGCCAGATGGCGAGAACAAAAAGTCAATCCTTATCACCAGCAATTTGCCACTGTCAAGACACCATAAACACCTAATCAGTCTCGGCCCAAAGCAAGCAACACTTATTTAACCAGGAGAAACCATGCAACATGAAACCCGTAAACACGCCCGACTCTCAGCATCCCGCACAGACAGATTTATGCAATGCCCAGGCAGCTACAGACTCGAATCCCTCATGCCCTATGAGCCAGCCGGTGAGGCTGCTGCCATCGGCACAGCAATCCATGAACTCTCTGAGATCATTCTGTCTGGCCATGCAATCCCTCCCGACACCGATAAGGACCACATTGCGATGGCCCAAAGCTATGCAGACTTTGTCAACAATCTGGTCGAGAATCCGCGCAAAAAGCTCATCGAAGTGAGCCTAGACGAAGGCCTCAAGTCCCTACACCCAGCGCTTGGCGGCACAGCCGATGCAGTCCTAGTCGATGGGGACCACCTCCATGTCGTGGACCTAAAGACTGGCCGTGTGGCTGTAGACGCTACAGACAACAAGCAGCTGCTGACTTATGCACTTGGCGCCATGAGGCAATTCAAGGCGCCAGAGCGCATCACATGCACCATGCACATCTTCCAGCCCCGTGTTGGCCACAGCAAGTGGACAGTCACAGGCCAAGACCTGATCGAGCATGGCCAGCGCCTGAAGGCCGCAGCCGAGCTGGCGCTCACAAGCGATGCACCAACAAGCCCCAGCCCAGACGCCTGCCGGTACTGCCGCGCCAAGACCATCTGCCCATCCATGCGCGAGAAGGTCCAAGAGGCCGCCAGAAGCGATTTCAAGCCCGACACCACTGTCACCCCTGAGATGCTGGACAACGCAGCTCTGGTGGCCGCATGGGCCGATGCCGTGCAGACTGCCGCCAAAGATCAAATCACCAACGGCCAAGCAATCACCGGCTGGACCATGCGAGCTGGCCGCAAGACCAAATTCTGGAAGGATGAGAAGCTGGTCATGGAGGCATTCAAAAATGATTTGAGCGTGTGGGAGCTGAAGTCCCCCAGCGCTGTCTTAAAACTCGGAGTCGAAGTTTCCGAAGACCTAGTTGGTGAGAAGGTCGCTGCGGCCAGCTTGGTAAGGAGCAAAGAATGACCAAAGATGAAATCATTGAAATGGCTAGACAGGCTGGCTTTGATTGGTCAGGCAAACAATTAACTTGGGAAGATGTTATTTGTACCGAGGAACTTGAAGCCTTTGCCAAGCTAGTAGCACAGCATGAGCGTGAGGAAATAATGGCTATGGCTGAAAGCCACGAATTTAGTCGAATGCGTGGGGAATTTACCCCAACTTCTACAGATTTAATTTGCGCCATCCGAGCAAGGGGACAAGCATGAAAGATAAATGGTTATTGTTTGCAATAGGTCTTTATTCAATAAATATGGTTGGATGGCTTTTGTTTGTTATTTTGAAAATAGCAAGGGGACAAGCATGACGCAGACTGAAGCATTACGCCTTGCATTGGAGGCGTTGGAGGAATACTGTGAACATGGCGCAATATTTATGCCGATTACAGTTCGCGACGCCATTAAAGCCGCACTAGAAGCGAAGGATGAGCCTGCACCAGTTGCAAAAAACGAGGGAGGTCGCATCACATGGATGATTGATGATTGGCCTCAGAATTGTTTGCTTTATACGCATTCACCACAGCGCACATGGGTAGGGCTGACTGATGAAGATGAAATTGATTGGGAGGAAGGTGGAAACCTGAAAGATTTAGTCAAAGCCATCGAAGCCAAGCTCAAGCAAAAGAATGGCAACGCATAGAATCCAAACCTCATGCCAAAAGAAAAGACCTGGCAGCGCGTAAACACTACCAGGTCAAAGTTCAACTCTCATGGCAACTAAATGAAACCCCAAACCAAAGGAATTTCAGTGTCAATCATAACTGAAACACCCCAAAACAATGTATTCCAGCAGTCCCAAAGTGTGGCCTGCAAGATAGGCGCTGTCGCGCCTGATGCTGTCTTTTGTACCTTTGCCCTGCAAGGCAGCAAAAAGATTCCATTCAAACGATCCGGCCAAGGCGTGGCAAGGGACACCGACCCATCAGACCTCTACAGTGCCGAAGACATCTGGTCCATGGAAGATGCCCCACACGGCCAATACCTTGGCCTTGTCCAGCAGCGCCCCATCATCAGCCCATCAGGCGACTATCTGGTCTGCCTCGATGTGGATATGAAACACGCCTCTGGCCCGACCAATGTGGCCATCCAGCGCATGGCAAAGTATGTCAAGGCCAACAACATGCTGACCGAAGTGTCAGTCAGTGGCCGTGGCCGCCATGTCTTCTTGTGGGTCAAAGCTCCACCCACCAAAGACCTGATCCTCCCAAAATACAAGCTGGGCGGCGGTCAGGAACTAGAAGTATTCGGCCTACCAAACAGTGCAGGCAAGTCAGTGTTACTCAGCGGCAACAATGTGGCCGGTGAATTTCAAGAGGCCGTAGACCTCTACGATTTGCTCAAAGATTGGGGGATCATCGAGCAGCACCAGCTCCAAGAGCCAAAGCCTGCTGCCCCATTAGCCCCACCATCACAATCATTTGACTTCACCCAATTAGGCTCAAGACTTGAAGACAGCGACATTGATCGCGCCATCAAGGCTTTGCACCACATTTCCCCAGACTGCGACTACGACCAGTGGATCGAGATCGGCCAAGCGCTGCACACCGAATTTGGCGAAGCTGGTCTTGGCCCATGGATGACATGGTCCATGGCTGGCGCCAAGTTTGCAGGCACAAAGGACATTGAAGTCCACTGGAAGAGCTTTCACCAGGGCAAGGGTGTTGGCATCGGCACACTGTTCAAACACGCCAAAGACGCTGGCTGGGAGCCGCCAACAAAGCAGTCTGAGCGCAAGTCAGCGGTGGAAGACTTTGCAGCGGTGATCAGCCAGGCACAGGCGCCAGCTGCTCCAGTGGCCCAAGACGCACCACAAGGCTGGCCAGAGCGACAGCTATCGATTGGCGCCATCAAGCCCATTCGCTACATGGTCAAAGGCTTTTGGGCGCACAGCTTCATGGTGCTGGCCGGTCAGCCTGGCATCGGCAAGACCACAGCAGTGATCTCTCTGTGCATGGTCATGGCAGGGATTAAGGCCAAGGACTGCGAACTGACAGCCACAAAGAAAAGAAAAACAATCATAGTCACTGAAGACTCGGACCAAGTTGAAAGAACATTAACTGGCTACGCGCGGCATTATGGGATTAACTCTCAAATATTATCCCAATGGTTTGTCATCATCGATGCCAAGAGATCAAATGTGAAAGATTTACTTATGCTTGCACATAATGTAATAAACCACACGATTGATAATATCAGGCCATTATTAGTTCTTGACACGGCAAATGCCACAATGGATATTGATAATGAGAATGACAACTCAGAAGTCGGTGCTTATATTGCAGCCTTAAAGCAGACCATCTACATCCAGTTGGACACGCCAGTTTGCATCATCACACACACAAATAAAACAATCTCCAAGGCCGACTCAGATGCCACAGCCCGTGGAGCATCAGCATTCACAGGCGATGCAACATTGACGGGTGTCCTCTTTGAAGACGAAACAAAGACCCGTTACATGCGCCTGGTCAAGACCAGATACCAGCCCAATTTCAGGGAGATCAAATTTAACTCCGATGTCTTTGCAGACACTGTGCTGGATGAAGATGGCGACATCCAAGAGCAGATGGTGCTGCTTGTCGTGCCAGAAAAGTCATCAGAGGATGACAGAAGGCAGGCAGCATCCGACCGGCAGAACGACAAACGGCAGCAGCAAGTCCAAGACGCCGCAGATGCCGCCTGCAACTTTGTCCAGTCCATCATCAACGCCAAGGGCGCTGTCATCATGCGCAGAGGGTCAGGGCGCCCATCAGTCCCAAAAGAACTCCAGCACATGCACCAGCTGGAATGGCAAGACATCTACCAGGCAGTGCCGCAGGCCGACCAAAGCTATGCAAGACGGGCGGTCAGCAGCGCCATATTCCAGCGCTTCTGTCAGGACCAGATATCTAGCGGATGGGTCCAAATAAAGTAAACCGGTAAACCGGTAGTAAACCGGTAGTAAACCGGTATACCGGTTTAGATAAAGGCGGGTCTGTTGGTATAAGTGGGGGTCCTTAGACCCACTTATCCACAGGCCAATCTGGTCAGTTTTGTGATGGTGAAAAGTAAAGCGGTAAAGCGGTAAATTTCCTTAACCCATACCGGTTTACTTTTTACTGTTTTTGAGGAGAAATGATGGTCCAACAAGTTGAGCAGTTATCCACAAGTTATCCACATGAGTGGGATGACAGGGTTTTTTGCCATGAGTGCAAGCATTGCAGTGCTGTACCTCAGCGCAAGTCCATGCCAGCAGAGCTGATGGAGAAGATCAGGAAAGTCAACGCAAAGCCACTTCAGTGGATGCTGAAAGAAGCAAAGATAAAGAATGGTTGGGCAACAGTCACATGGACCGAACACCAGTGCAGCCCAACTGGCTTTGCTGTATTCCCAAAAGATGTCAAGCACCGATGCCACATGTATCAGGCCAAGCCCTCGGCAGTAGAATCCGAGGAATGGTGGTTGACTTAAAACGCAAAAGAAAAAGCATTGAACACATTGACCAGGTCAAGGTGGTGCAACACTTTCGTGCGTTTTATCCGGACATCATCATTGCAGCAATACCCAATGGAGGCGATA